CTCATGCCTGCTGGTGACTGCGATGGCCGTCTCCAGATCAATGCTTGCATCGTAGATAACTCTGACGGTATCTGGTCTAACGCCTCGCCAGTGCTTTGACACTACCTCAAGGTAGCCTTGCGCCTTCAGCTTGGTGATGTGCTTGGACACGGCCTGTCGGCTGACTCCAGCGTCTTTGGCAAGCCTTGCCTGGCTAACCCAGGTAACGCCAGCTCGGTTGCAATAGCTGCAGATCAGGGCCAGCGTCTTGACCATGCCATCGGTGACAGCCCTGTCAGTCAGCGCTCGGATCGGGATGACCGCCAGCTTGCGCTGGTCTGGCATCGGCTCCTTTTCCTTGATGCGCGGCTTCTTCGGCAACGCGAACTGCACCACGTTGTCAGGCATCGGGTTCAATCCTCATCCCCTGCAATCAGGCCGACCCATGCCGTCATCCAGACCGCAATCGCCACCAATCCGATCAGGCCGCCAATCGTCATCAGCACCACGCCTATCAGCGCCAGCAACATCACGGCCACCGCAGCTGTGAGCCCAGCTTCCGCACATGCGCCTCTGGCGTGATCTGGCCGCTGTGGTTGCGATACGGGCTCTCTGAGCGCTTCTCAACACACGGCTTGCAGATCCACCTCGCTGTGTTCTTGCCGCGCCTGAAGATGCCACCAGCCTCTTCCCTGGTGCATTGGCAACTAGTGCAGAACTTTGTATTCATAGCAGCCCCTTGATCCGCTTAATCTCCCAGCCTGTCGCATCGTGGATCTTTAAGATCCGCTCCGCTGTGACAGACATCTTGCCGTTTCTTATCTTGCTGACATACGCCTGCGGCCAACCCAGCTTGACAGCCAAGTGCGCGTCGTTGCGAGCTCTGAGCTCAGTAATCAGTGTGTCCAGCAGCCGGTGGTCATTTCTTGGTTTTTGCATTTTTATATCTCCTTGCCATTTCGTTGCGCAGCTTGGTCTTGCCCTCAATGCCGCGCCGCTCTTCGACACTGAGTAAATATTGCATCTTGGTAACCTTCGGCTTCCTCGCCTTGTCCGGCAACTTCAAAGCCCACCGAACCTCGCACTCGAAGCGCCAGGCTTCGCTGTGCGTGCAAACTTCAACGCCGTCCACCAGCACAGTGCGAGGCTTCCAGTGCGGCCTGTCGCAGTGCTGGCAATGCTCATAACCTGCGGCCACCATGCCGCCTCAGATACCGCCTCGTCTGCCGAATTGCAGCGATGATGCCTAGCCCTGAATAGCGCCAAACCCTGAACGCTCGCCACAGCCTGATCATTTGACGCGCCTCACCTTGCTTGCCTTCGCAGCCTTGGCCTGCTCGCGCTGGATGCGCCTGAACTTCGCGGCTAAGTCCATCGCGGTGCCTGCTGGCTTGTATTTAAAATTTGGGTTCCACACACTCGGCGTGTCATCCGGCTTCTTTTCTTTCTTTGGCGGCATCGTGTCATTAGCCAGCTTCAGTTTCGTTTGCATTGTTTCCCTCTAATTGATCTCGTAGCATAGGTATAAAGTCATCCAGTAAAAGGCAGACGCGCCAGGGCTGGCCGTTGCGCCGGTAGACTACCACCGGCACCTCATGCGGCTGCGCACAAGCCTCGACCTGTTGCGACCAGGCATCAATCTGCAATCGCTCCTGCCGCTTAACCTCCAGCCTGAAATGCTGGATCGTGATGTCATCCGCACCATCTCTGGCCTGCCCCAGGTTGCGCTTGACCACAAACCCGAGCTCATTGGTTAGCAGCGTGGCCAGCTCACGCTCGCCAGCCGCACCCTTGTTCCGCTTGCCGCGACCGTTCATGCGCCACCTAGCAGCTTGTTCAACCGATCCTGCGTGCTCTGGTAGCGCTTACCGTAGGCTTCCAGTATCAGCTCCTCCAGGATCGACACCCTGGTGCGACGCTGTTCTGCAGCCGCCTGGTCTAGCAGCTGCCGCACTTCTGGCCGCATACGCATTAAAAACATCTTGCCCTGTTTCATAACTCCCCCTTGTATATCGCCCGAATATAATTCTAAGACCGTAACATCGTCAATGCTTGCCAATTTGACAGCATCTAAAATTATTTTGGTTTGGGGTGTTGACATATCCCGGCGATATATATAGGCTCTGTCTACGGTCACTTTTGACCGGATCAACCACCGAGATACAGGAGTTGAACATGAGCAAGCACAAAGCACATTTGCAGCACACTATTCACCACGGGCCAACCTGCCAATCCGGTCGCATTGGCGGTCAGCTTCGCGGCGAGCATTTGACATACAAGTTTGAAGAGTTTGTTGCCGAACCAGTAGAGCAGCGGTGCAGCCGTTGCAGCGCAAGCAAATTGTTTGCGTACCTGGAGCGTCAAGCAGCAAAGAAAGTGGAGGCATAATCATGACCTCCTACGTCGCCTACTTTCGCGTATCAACCGAGCGCCAAGGTCAGTCTGGCCTCGGCCTCGAAGCCCAGCAGGCAGCAGTCAAAGCCTACGCTGACGGCATCATCCATTCATTTACCGAGATCGAATCAGGCAAGCACGATGACCGGCCACAGCTGGCCGCTGCCATCGCCATGTGCAAAGCCACTGGCGCAGCGTTGCTGATTGCCAAGATCGACCGACTGTCACGCCAGGCAGCGTTCCTGCTGACCCTGCGTGACTCTGGCGTGCAGATCGTTGCAGCCGACATGCCGCACGCTGGCACACTTGAGTTCGGTATCCGCGCTGTGGTCGCACAGCATGAGCGCGAAGAGATCAGCCGCCGTACCAAGGCAGCACTGCAGGCAGCCAAGGCTCGCGGTGTCAAACTCGGTAACCCAAACCCACAAGCCGCAGCAGAAGCCGGTGCAGCAGCTGGCCGTGCCAACGCTGACGCATTTGCAGCTCGCATGATGCCGATCATCGCCGACCTGCAGCGTGCCGGCATCACCAGCCTGCGCTCAATCGCAGCAGCACTGACAGCCCGCGGCGTGCAGACCGCTCGCGGTGGCCGTACCTGGGGCGCAGCCCAAGTCTCTAACCTTCTTCAGCGGGGTGCAGCATGAACGACGATTTCTTTAACGGCGTATTGCTCGGGATCTTTATCGTGATGGCCATGTTCTTTGTGGCGGGTGTCATATGATCACCGGCCAGATCCTGCGCGATGCCCAGCTGGCATTGTTCGAGCAACGCGACAGCGATTTCCTGGCTCAGTGCCGGGAAATTGCAGCTCAGATCTGCAGGCAGCAGGGCTCGGTGTCCATCAACGATGTCCGAGCTGCCATCAACCTGCCTGCGGAGCTGCACCCATCAGTGCTCGGTGCCGTTTTCCGGGGTAAAAAATTCACAGCAATCGGCTACACAGAAGCCGCTCACAAAGCCGCCCACGCTCGCGTGGTGCGGGTCTATAAACTAACGGAGGAAACATGTCAGGCAAACTAACACCAGACTACATGATGAGCGCCAGCCGCCTGCCAGCGCTGCTCGGGTTGTCTCGCTACCAGACACCCAATGATGAGCTGCAGTACAGCATCAACGCCAGCAAAGGCCTGCCACGCGAAGACAAACAGAACGAAGCGATGGCCTGGGGTGACCGTATCGAGCGCCTGATCCTGCAAGAAACAGCCAAGCGCCTCGAGCTGCTCGAGCTCTCGACCGAGTTCGACTCAGCCTTCTTTCATAAGACACTGCCGCTAGCCTGCAGCCTGGACGGCTGGGCGCATGGCCGTGGCCAAAAGATCCGCACCGACATGGACGCAGGCATTATTGTGGTCGGCCAGGATGAGATCATGCTCGATGGCTATGGCGTGCTCGAGGCCAAGCTAACCGCAGTGTCGCCCGAGGAAATGCCCGCGCTATACCGTGGCCCTGTGCAGCTGCAGGCACAGATGGACATCATGCAGGCACGCTGGGGTGCGGTGGCCGTGCTGTACCAGGGAACCGTGCTGCGGATCTTTCTGTTCGAGCCGCACAAGCAGACACTGGAAACGATCACGACTGCGGTGCTGGAGTTCCAAAACAAAATCGAGAAGTACAAAGCCACCGGCGAGATCGATTACTACCCACCAGCCAACAGCAAAGATGCCGATCGCATGTACCCGGCAGCTGATGAGGCCGCGGTAGTCAACCTGCCTGGTCGCGCTGAACAGCTGGCCGACCAGATCTTGGCCGCAAATGCCGACATCAAAGAGGCAGAAGGAAAGCGCAGCGAGGCCGAGACCGAGCTCAAAGCTATGCTCGGCCAGGCATCCAAAGGCACCGTCGGGCGCTTTGAGATCCGCTGGCCAATGCGTAGCTACAAGGCGCAACCAGAGAAGGTCGTGCCGGCCAAAGACGCATACAGCATTCGTCAATCAACCCTATCAATCAAAGAGGCACTATGACCAAACTCGAAGAGGCGCACGCCAGAGCTGTGGTTGCGCTGTTGAACACCATACCCAAGTGCAGCGAGGAAGAGGCCGAGGAAATCGTCGAGTCCTTCACCGCGCTAGTTCTTTACACCATCCATGAATTTTTACCAGGGGATAACAATGACCAATCTCGTTACAACTAGACAGGGCTTTGCGCCTGCAACCTTTACCGAAGCCCGGCAGTTTGCCGAAGAGCTAGCAT